CTAAATTGCAGCTAGCTGCGGTTCTGGTTGCGCCATCATTGGCTGCACCCACTGCGCCAGGTGTTCGGCCGACAGGTGCGCATACCGCTGCACCATTTCAAGCGTTTCCCATCCGCCCAGTTCCTTGAGCACCTGCAACGGGGTACCTCGTTGCACATGCCAGCTTGCCCACGTGTGCCGCAGATCGTGCCAGCGGAAATCGCGGATGCCGGCGCGTTTGCACGCTTCCCTCCACGCGGTGTTCACCGTCTGGTAGACCGGCTTGCCGTGGTACACGAACACGCTTTCGGCGAATTCCGGCTTGCGCTTCTTGCCGCGTTGCCGTCGCAGTACCGTGATCGCGGTGTCCGACAGCGGCACCGTAATCGCCTTGCGGGCCTTGGCCTGGTCCGGATGAATCCAGGCAATACGCCGCACCAGATCCACCTGTGACCACTGCAGCCCGGTCACGTTGGAGCGACGCAGCCCGGTTTCGAGACTGAACTGCGCCATGTCAGCCAGGTGCGTCGGCAGCTCGGCCAGCAGGCGCTCAGCCTCCGCCTGCGTCAGCCAGCGTATCCGGCGCGACACGATTTTGGTCTTTTTCGTCTTTGGCGCCCGGTCGATCCACTCCCATTCGACCGCTGCATTCAATACCGCTTTGAGTACGCCGACCACGCGATTCACCGTTCCCGCACTGACGTTGCGCCCCAGCTTCTTTGGACCTTTGCGCGTCTGCACGACCCGGGGCTCCATCCGTTTTATGTGCGCAATGGCGTCAATGCGAGTGCGGTCGATATCCACCAGTGGCACGCCGGACAGGTGCTGATCGAGCCAGCGCAGGTGCGTCTTGCTCGTCTCGAGACTGGACAGGCCTTCGCGATCGGCGACATAGCGGACGACCGCATCGTTCCAGGTGTAGCGCGGCTTGTGGCCGAGCTTCGCCTGATCCCACAGATCGGCCTTCATCCGGTCATGGAATTCCTGTGCTTTCGCCTTGTCCTGGGTGCCAGTGCTGCCTTGTAATGCTTGTCCGCCTCCAGGCGGGTACAGCTTGTAATACCAGTTGGGACTCGTACTTCGTTTAAAGAGCGACATGGTTCTATTTCCTTAGCCTGATCGCCCTGCACAACTCGCGGGATCCATTCTCCGGCGAGGTAGCGCTCTAGGGCAACCGTCGAGAACACCCAGCGCTTGCCCACTTTCCGGCCCGGCAGCTCGCCGGCCTTCGCCTTGAGCCGCACCGTTTCCGGATGCGCGCTGAGCATCGCGGCGGCCTGAATGAGATCGATGGTATTCATCCGCGGGGCTCCGAAGGGGCACGCGGCGGGGGCACACGCAGCGCAACTCGTGGACACGTGGATGCCATGGCCCACGCCTCTAACCTTTTGATTTCAAACGAACTGCCTCCCATCAATTGCCATGAGTCAGCCGATTCGGGCGTGTCTGACTCGTGGCCTAAAAAATAGGCAACGGGCCTAACTCGTGGCAAAACAGCAGCAACTCGTGGCGCGTGTGCATGGCCGATTCCTCGCCTTTCACAGCCTTCTTTCTTCTTTCCTTTCAATAAATTAGAGAGAGAAGAAACAGACACGGCGCAGCCAAACGCGAAAAAAAGACTCGTGGCAAAAACGCGGTGACTCATGGCAAAACCGGGGCGACCTGTGGCGGTGGTCCTCTCAACAATCAACGACTTATGAGCGCGTACGCCCGGAAACCACGAGTTATCTGCGCTGCCTGCGCTTACCCATCGACTAGTTACGGTCGCCCAACTTCCCCGCTTCCCGGTTCGGGCGATTGCCCATCCGGTCTGGGTCGCGGAAACGACGGCCAGGCCGCGGCCAGACTGAACGGGGCGAGGTTGCCGGCTGCACGGCGGCGATGAGCGTCGGGCGGCCCTCATGCGCGGCCCCGCTGCTCAAGGGCGTCAGTCGCCAGGTCTTCGCGCACGGATACGTGCAGACCGAAATCCGCAAGGCGATTGAGCGAAACCGGTGTGAGATAGGGCACGCGACGCGTGTAGATCCGCCGCTCGACCTCCTTCTCGCCGACCACGACCCCGGCGTGATGGAGCTGGCGCTTGAACACGCGATCGGATTTCACGGGCAGACCGTTCCACTTGTCGCGCAGCGCACCGGTGTGTGCGATGTGATCCATCACGTGCCCGGTGCGCAGCAAAATGCAGAACTCGCCGTCCACGGTATCGAACGTGTACGGGTGCTTGTAATTGCCGCCGTCGATCTCCGACAGCACGGTTTCGAGAATCCAGACCCACGGCTCGCGATCGGCACTGGTTTCCGCAATGTGGCTGTTCATTTCGGCAGTGAGGTCGCGCGGAAAGTCGCCTTCGCTGGGGTCCATGCCGGCGAACTCGCACAGGTATTGCCAGGCGAGACCCACGGCCGCATAGTTGCCGGCCATGCGCAGCGCGCCGTCGTCTGCACCGCTCGCGCGACAGGTGGCGAGGCAACGTTCGCGGATGGCGCGATACTGGTCGAGCACGTCGCGTTTGTTCAGCCCGGTCAGGAAATCGAGCCATTGGCGCAGTGGGAAGCGCGGTAGATCGTCGGGCAGCATCGGGCCACGTTTGCCGGTGAGCGACGTGCGGACCAGCTTGCCCAGCAGGCTCTTTACCGGCACGTCTTCGCCGGCCAGCATCACCGGCGCGCACAACAGGTACTCCGTCATGTCCGTGCCGCGACGCGTAACCGTGTACTGGTAATTTTCCTGCAGCAGGCCGACGGCCTTGTCGATCACATCCTGCCGACGTGCGGACAGCTCTTCCCAGCCCACCGGGTGGCTGGTGTGACTGATACTCGTCAGGAGCCGGAATTCGGTCTGCAGGCTTTGCCCGGAAAACATGGTGAAGGCGATCGTGCGCTCGAGCCGTTTGATCAGCGTCGACTTACCGGCGCCCTTGTCGGCCTGCACCGTCATGTGCGGCCAGAAACCGAGCAGCGCTTTCAGGTGGCCGCCGAGTGCCCATACGAGCGGGATCGTTGCCGCGTTCTGCCTGAACGTCTCCTGATACGCGACCACCACGCGTCGCGCGTCGCTCACCGGACCTGCCGGAAATGACAGGTTGTGATATGGACACTGCTTGTCGGCTTCAGTGAAATAGCAGTCCGGCCCTTCGTTGACGATGAGCTGGCCGTCGCGCCAGGCGAGGCCCACAAAGTTCGCCGCGTGCCGTGCGCCGAGGTCCGCGCCGCGCTCCAGGATATTCACCATGCGCTTGAACGGTGCCGGCGCCCAGATCGGCCCGAACTTGGCCCACTGGTCGGTGTTATGGAGCTGGTCATCCATCATCACGCGACGGATGAGCGTGGGACCGTGGCGCGGCGCCTGCACGGAGACGGCGAAGTACACGGTCGGCGCCTGGTCAGCGTCGCCCGTCATGGTCGAGGTCGCACTCGCCACCGACACCCGGCTCATGGAGGCGATACGGAAGCCGCACAGATCGGTCGTCACGGGTGTCTCGACGCCGCTTTCTTCGTTGCGCTCCATTTTCGCGATGTAGCTGGTGAAGTCGGGCCGCGTACGGAAACGCCAGTACTGTGCGAAGTCGTGCGACGGCAGGTAGATGCGCGGCCGGCCCTTGCGGCTGTCGTCGCCAGGCATGCCGGCGATGAGCCACGGCTCGTACTGTTCAAGCGCGCGTTGCAGCTCGCGAGGGCCGCGCAGTTGCAGGAAGTCGTTGACGTCGTTGATCGGCTTGCGAACCCGTTCGCCATCGGCGAGGTCGGCCAGCCATCCGGACTGATCGACCATCACGGCACTGATATTCAGGCTCGTAAGGCGTTCGTACAGTGCCCACGCGGCCTCCGGGCCGGGGCGCCGGCCGGCGCGCGGGTGGCCGTCCGCGAACGGCTCGTCGTTGTCGAGGCAGATCACAACCTGTTTGCCGCGCAGAAATGAAAAATCGATGCCGTCAACGTTCGCAAGGCCGCGCAGCGCGAACGAGGCCGTGGCGGGAATGCTGCACGTGTCGATCGACAGCGCATTGATCGCGCTTTCGACGACGATCACCCGCTTCGCCTTGTCGAGGCGCCGCGCGTCGGCTGTCCAGCCGTAGCCCGACTTGTCGCCTTGGGTCTGCGTCTTGACGCCGCCATTGATCGTTGGATCGAGATAGCGCATGTCGACGGCGACGACGTGACCCGGATTCAGTGTGCGGACGATGAATGCGGCAGCCGGGCCGCCGTGGCCGACTTCGCCGCGCGGCACCTTCGAGCTGGTCCAGTCGTTGAAGCCGAGCGTTCTGGCTGCGATTGCGGCGTCAATCGCATCATCCGATATGCCGCGCCTGGTCAGGTAGTCACGCACGCGCGCGCGGTCCGCGAGGCATCGATCGGCAATGAACTCCACGGTCGATTTCTCGCGGCGATCCGCCGGCGCGGCCTGCCGGTCGAACGGGATACCGTAGGCTTCGTGCAGAAACCGTATCGCGTCGGATACCGTGCCGCCGCGCGTATAGATCACCAGATCGATGCAGGAGCCGCCTTTGTCAGCGCTGTGGTCGCGCCAGCCTGTGCCGTGTTTCGGGTGATTCTGGTAGATCGACAGCGACGGGCTTCTGTCCTCGTGCTGCGGCGAGTGGTAGAGCGCCTTGTCGCCGCCGCGCCCGCGTTTGAGCCCCAGGCGATCGGCGAGGTCGTGGAGGTCGACGCGTTGTTTGAGTTCTTCAATCGAGGCCATGGTTATGCGTGCTGCTGTGGCTGGTGGTGCAACGTTTCGACCGGGTTGCCGTCCGTGGCGGGACTGAATACGACGGCTTTCAGCGCGTTGGACGAGTGCGGGAACGCGAGGGTGAGACGATCGCTCAATGCAGCGACAAAGAGGCCGATGGTGCATTGACGCTCCAGGCTGCCGGGCCGGCTATCGAAACGCAGCACGCCTGCAGCCCGAAGGATCGCAGCCGAGAGTGCAGCATCGTGCGGCGTGGTGGTTTGCGGGGTGGCGTTCTCGAAACTCATACGGCCTCCCGTGCTGGGACAGACCACGCGAGTGCGGTAATGAGGACAATCAGCGACGCGACGCCGATGGCGACCGCGGTGAGCGGGCCGAATCGATCGGATGCACGGCGCAGCGTTAGCGCGGCTGTCCAGGTCATGCCAGCGAGTGAGAAAGACAGCATCAGCAATATGCCGAGGCCGAAGATATAGGTTTTCATGATGGTTTCCTCGAAGGGGGCGCCGGTTATGGGTGCGGGCGCTGGTTAGTCGTCGCGATCGTTCGCGGCGCGGCGCTTGGCCTCGTGGCTGAGACGGTCGTATTCGCGTGCCTTTATGGCGCGCGCTGCACTTTCCACCGCGCGGTGCACAGCCTGGTGACGCATCGACGAATCGAAGTCGCCGACCATTTGCAGGCGTTGCCAGGCAGCACGCAGTTCTGCTTCCGAGATGGGCGCGCGCATGGCGTCAGTGCAGTGTCGTCAGGGTCGGCGCGAGCGTGGGCATGCCAGTCTCGCAGTCCCAGCGGCAGCCGAGGACATAGCCCAGACGGTGTGCCATGCCAACGAACACGAACGGATCGATGTCGGCATTCCAGAGCACGCGCAGGTAGTCACGCCGCTCGCGCATTGACAGCGAGGCGAGATCAAACGGCAGAACCAGCGGAGTGGAAGCGAGGGTTGCCATACAGTTCTCCTTTTTTCAGGCAAAAAAAGTCCCTCGCGCCGGACAGGCACGATGCGAGGGAAACGGGGATTGGGAGGGAACGCTAGACGGGTAGTTCTAGCTGCTCGGCCAGCCGCTCACGCACGTGGGGCGATAGCGGCAGATTGAGCGACAGGTTCGGCATCGCCGACGGGGACAGCGTGCGCGCGAATTCCATATTCACGACATACGTGTGACCACATTCGGGGTTGTTGCACATGAATGTCACCTCGCGAAACGTGAGCGACATGTCCCGGCTACTGCGCGCCGTGGCGCGTGTCCGGCAGTGTGGGCAGCGATTCAGAATGCGCATGAATGGCTCCGGTTAGTGTTTGCCGCATTCGCCGTAACCTTGGCGTGCGCATTCACAATGGACGCCGACTTCGCCGAGCGTCGCGACAGCGTCCAGATACTTCCGCGTGACGAGCACGAAGCCGACGGCCGCGACGAGTGTGTCGATTTTGTCTATTACGACACCCTGTCCGCCGCTCAGGAAGCGGCTGACCTGCGAGTCGTCCCAACCGATTGTCTGTTGTACATCGTGGCGCATGGGGCCGTTCAGTGCCTGGCGCAGGGCGGGTTCGATGCGAGCCGGGGTTCTCATGGCTCAACGACCCGCAACAGTATTTGCGTGCAGTTGAGCGGTAGAGCCGATAACCTTGGCCTGGTATTGCTCAACGCCTTCGAGATAGATCAGACGCGCGACGCTCGACGTTGAGCGATTCTGGCTCCCGGCGAGCTGCTCAAGCGTCTGACGCTCGTCAGGCATGAGGCGCATGTAGACGGGCTTGCTGGACAACACGCCGCGCGGCGAGCGTGTGGTAGGCGCTTTCTTCAGAGGCATGGCGGTATACTCCCTGTCATTAACCTTGCACAATCATCATATTAGTGGTCGATTGACCACTCGTCAACAACTAAGGTGGTCAATTGTCTGATTTTCCGCATAGGCTGAAGGAGGAGCGCGGGCGTCTCAAGTTGAATCAAAGGGACTTTGCGGCGCTCGGCGGAGTAACGAAGGACGCGCAACTCAACTACGAAAACGGGTCGCGGCGGCCGGACTCTTCATACCTGGAAGCGATCGCAGCTAGAGGCGTGGATGTCCTCTACGTGCTAACCGGCCAGCGTGACGGGTCGACGCTGACCCCAGATGAAGCCGACCTGCTGCATCGATATCGCGTGGCGCCTGATGTAGTCCGGGCGGCGGCGTTGGCGGCGTTGGCAGCGGGTGCTTCGCCGACGAAATACCAGCAAAACTTCCAAGGCGCAAACATTGGCCAGCAGGTGAGCGGGGACATAACCGGACCGTTCACCATCGACATGGGCAATGCGGGAAAAAAGCGTCGGGGCGAGCAGAAAGATTGAGCAGTTGGAAAGGTAGGGCGGCGGGGCCAGCCGCGTTGGAGAACAAAAAAGCAATGGAACAGAAATTCAACGGGAGCATCGGGCAAGTTGCGGGCCGCGATGTCAAAACAAATAGCGCGCAATCCAGCGTAAGCGTGCACATCCACAATGAACCGAAGCCGAGATACATCAGCGATCGTCAGCGCAGTGCAATCGCACGCAAGGCGTACGAGATTCAAGCCAAGACGCAGACCGACAAGCTGATGGTGTATCGGCGCCTGATGACCGTCTTCAAGTTTCCAAACATGGACGAGATGCCGCGCGACGTGTACCAACGTGCGATGTCCTATCTCGAAGTGTGGTTGCGAAATGGCACAACGGAACCGGCATCAGTCAAGGCCTCATCTCGAACGTCAGGCCACGCTACAGATGCGTCACATCGCGATGCCGCCGAAGCCGCAAGCCATCCCGTCGCACCCACAAAACCGGTTGTCGCAAACCCTCAGGTCTTCGCCCATGTGGCGGCGCCTGACGCGCCTGCAAAACGCGCGCCGTGGCGAGTGGTAGCTGTAGCGTGCGGCGTGATCGCTGCGCTCTCAGCAGTGACATACTTCGTTGTGCGCCTGTCGACGGCATCCGCGCAGTTGCCTACTGCACCGCTCGCGGCACAATGCGAGTACGGCGGTCATCACTACTCGATCGGTAGCGTCGTGCTTCAGGCAGGCTTGCGACAGCAATGCGTTATCCGCGGCGATAACACAGCCAGCTGGGAACCGGTCAGCACTCGATACCGGCGCTAAGCCAGGCAAACCGTACGAGCTGGCAGGCACCCACTGCGCTCGCAGAGCTGGCGCGATAGAAACTTGTGCACGGGGAAATTAATGAAGCTATCTGTATGGACCGCGGGGTCAACCATCATTGCCGCACTATGCAGCGCCTTGAGCGCTCACGCGGTCGAGCTGCCGCCGGAGCTGCAAAAGAGTCTCAAGGCATATCAGATCAGTTCGGCAGCGATTGAGCAGGGCACACTAAGGATAACGACAAGCCGGTCCACCGTTACACCTGAGATGTATTCGAACATAGTGCTAATAGGCGCGTGCTCGCGGCTATGGTCCGACGCCCGTAGGGGTTGGGGTGCGGCGACCATCAACAGTATCGAGGTGCGCAACGCAATCGGCGCGCAAGGCTATTCATTCCGTGGCGGTCGAAAGGAGTGTGCGGAGCTTGGCAACCTCAGCGGTGGCGAGGTTGCGGTGCGAAAGTACGTCGACGCTCACACATGGGTGTGCGTAGCGGGCAACGAGTGTAGGCCGCGACGGCCGGGCGAAGTGATCGCCGGCGACGAGTAAAGTGAAAGGGCCAAGGCTTCAAACCTTGGCCCTTTGTTATTGCCCGCCCTTGCGGAAGCGTGAGCGGTGCCGTTCGCTTGTCGGATCGTCGCGCGTTTCGAGTTCGAGGTCGCACGTATAACCGGCGTTGCCGTCGATCTCGTGCCGCACCTTTTTCACAAGCCATGACTGGGCATCGATCTCGGGCTTAAAGCCGTTCAGATAAACCGGCACTTCGGGGTACAGGTCGGGCCGGCCGAGCGCGAGGTTATAGGTCATCGTCGCCTGGCTGCGTTTCGTGCGGTTCAGCTCGGCCGTTGCAGCCGCCCGCGCCTCGGCTTCGGTCGGGTAGGTCTCCGGCAACACCTTCATGTTGTGCTCATCTTCGCCGCCGACGACAACAGACTTGCGCTTGGCGCGGCCGGTTGCGTGATAGTAGGCCCGCACGCCCGCGTAGTTCTCACGCTCCGATACGTGATAGCGGTGCCGGTCGCCATCCTTGCGCGTCAGCTCAACTGGGCCGATCGCCTTGCCGCTAACGCTCGTGCCGTGTCCGATCGGTACGAAAAGCAGGTGCGTATCTTTCACGTTCATCACGGCGTCGTAACGCTTCGCGAGGCGTGTGAGAAACGACATATCGGACTCGTGCGTTTGATCGATGTGCGCGATCACGATTTTCGCAAGTGCGTCGGCGATCGCCGGTTTAAGGCCGTGCGTACCGGCGATCTTGCGCACGATCGCGCCGATCGTTTCGCCGTGCCAGCTCTTTTCTTTTCGCTCGCCGAGGCCTTTGGTCATTGAAGCCGATCGCGCCTGAATGGTGAGCATATCCGGGGAGCCGGCGTGCTCTATTTCGTTGATCGTGAAAGAGCCCTTTTCGACGAGGCCCGTGTCGGACCATCCGAACGCCACGCGCACGACTTCGCCGCGCTTCGGGAGTACGAGCTTTCCATCGGCATCGTCGAGCGTGAGCATCAGCGTATCGGCTTCGTCCGAACGCGACTCGTCGAGCGACAGGTGATTCAGGCGCGGCGAAATCTTGCTCGTGAGGTCTTTGCCGTTGAGCGTGATTTGATAGATCGGCGTCGGTTGCTTCATTGTACTTTGTCCTTCGCCGGCTCGGTTTTCGTTTTCACGAGGCCATCGTCGACGCGCGTGAGGTTTATCGTGAAATCGATGCGCCTCGGCGTGCCGTCTTTCTGGTGAAGCGATTGCCCTTCGTCGACGCCTTCGAGCAAGAATGCGCCGAACACTGTGCCCGTGCCGTCGACGAGCACATATGCGTCGCCTTCGTCGCCCATCGCGCGCAGCTCGGTAAGCGACGAGAGGTTGCCGATACCTTGATCGGGCGCAAACCAGCCCGTGAGCGTGATCGTGTCATCGCCCTGGCCGGTGTATTGCCGGGCATTACGGCCGCCGACGCGCGACGTGCTCGGATGCTTCCAGCTCGTGCGCCGTTGCAACTCCTGATAAGCCAGTGTCGACAGACTGAAAACGAACTGGCCGAGCGACATCATCATTGTTTCTTTCTCCGTTAATCAGACAGGCGCGAGCTAACGCGCGAGGCCTTCTTGCGTTCGATATCGGCGAGCACCTTGCGAATCCGCGTCTCGATTTCGTCAGCGCCGCCGCCGGAAATCTGAAAGATGTAGGTGTCGCCGCCGGCCGCCGATGCGCCGCCGGCCGATGTTCGGGCTGCTGGCGAGCCTTGCAGGGCGGGCCGGGTATCAATTGCTACGCCGGGGCCGCCGACGGGCGTGCCGGCGGCCTGTACGCCTTGTGCGGCAGCGAACGAGGTCGCTGCGAGCGTTGCGAGGCCGACCGCGGCTTTCGCGATGCGGCCTTGCTCGCCTTCCATGCCGATCGCCGCGCCTTGCGTGATGAAGCCGCCTAGCTCGCCGAACACGCGCGACGGGCTATGAATGCCGAGCTTTTCCTTGAACCATCCGACCGTGCTACTGGCGACGTTGGTGATCGCCGCTTGTACCGCGCCGAGGCCGCTAGTGATGCCGTTGACGAGGCCGGCGATCAGATTCGAGCCGAATTCGGAAAACTTCGCCGGCATGTCGATGCCGAACCATGACAGCACGCCCGCGAACGCCTGATAGAACAGGCCGAGCGGGGACCAGTTGACGATGAGTGCGCCGATACCCGAAATGCCGCCGGCGAACGCCTGTTGAACCTGTGCCCACAGGCCGCCGAAGAATGCCTTGATCGGTTCCCAATAGACATAGATCGCGAGCGCCGCCGCCGCGATTGCGGTGATCGCAAGGCCGATCGGATTCATCAGCATCGCGCGGCCGGCGAACATCGCGGCCGACGCGAACGCGCGCCATGCCGTCGCGCCGAGGCCGAGCACACGCGCGAGAATGCCGCCTTGCATGCCGAGCGCCGTCATGCTGAATTTGACGATAGCGAGCGGGCCGAGCACGCCGGCGAGCATCACCATCAAAGCACCGCCGGCCGTCAGCAGCAGCGCGACGCCGGCCGCTACTTTCATCACGCCGTTAGCGAGCGCCGGGTTATCGCGCGCCCATTGGCCCATGCGTTGCGACATATCGCCGAGCCATTCGACAACGCCTTTTACTTCGGGCGCGATCGCTTCGCCGAACGCGACAAGGCCATTCGTAAAGGTGCCGCCGGCCGCTTCCCATAGGTTTTTAAGCGTGCCTAGTTGCTTGTTGACGCGCTCTTGCATCGATGCCTGTGCGGCCATCTTGCCCTGTACTTCGTCATAGCCGGCTTTCCCTTTTTCGATCATCAGGGAAATAACCTGCAACGTTTCTGCGTCGTCGCCGAAAATCTCCTTCATCACGCCGAGGCGCTTTTGCGTGGTGAGTCCTTTGAGCTTTTCGAACTGCGCGAACATCTTGTCGAGGCCGCCGAATTCGCCTTTGCCGTTCGTGAAGTCGAGGCGCTGAGCGGGCGCGAGTTGCTTGTTAGCCTTGCCGACTTTCTTCGCATCCATGCCGAGCTGAAACACCTTGCGGTATGCGTTGCCGGCCGCGCTTCCTTCCATGCCCGATTGATCGGCCATCACGAGCAGCGGCGCGAGCGCCTTCGCACCTTCGAGGCCTTTTTGCTTGATCGTGTCCATCGCGGGGCCGAGCTTCGCGAACCCTTGCAGCATGTTGTTATCGTCAACGCCGAGCATAAACGCCTTCTGAATAACGTCCGTCAGCGAAAGCATGTCTTTCTCGGTCGTGCGCGTGGCGTCCTGTAGCTTGGCGGTGAATTCGGCCGCCTCGGCTGGCGTTTTCTTGAGCTGCACGCCGAGGTATGCCGTTGCTTCGCCCATGCCGCCGAGGATCGCTTGCGCGCTGATACCTTGCCGAGTGAGCATGGTCATCATGTCCTGAAAATCGGCGGTGGTGCCGGGCAGGCGGTCGCCGAGCTTCATGGCGAGCGTATTGATCTTTTCGAATTCAGGCGGGACCGTGCCGCCGGCGCGCATCAGTGCGCTCGCGAGCTGCGTCGCCGAATCCTCGGCCTGTGCATAGGCCGCGACGGGAACAAGCGTTGCCGCGCCGACGACAGCGCCGCCGGCCATCATCTTCGCGCCGGTGCCCGCCATCGAGCCGGCCAGCTCTTTCGTTCTGTTCATCTTCTCGCGCGCCTCGGCGAGCCGCTTCGTGCGCGCGGTGAGGTCGGCGAGCTTGTTTTGCTGCGTCGTCATGACGCCGATAGTCGCGGCCATGCTCGAACGCAAGTCGCGCTCGTGCTGCGACAGGTTACGCGTATCGATGCCCGCGCCCGCGAGCCGATCGCGAAGCGCCCGCACTTTGTCGCCCTGTTTCTCGTGCTCGGCGGTGAGCTGCGCGGCCGTGCGCTTCGCGCGCTCGAATTCCGCGACCATCTGTTTCGTCGGCGAGTCCGTCGAGCCGATGGTGCGGGCCAGCTCAGCCACGCGCGATCGTGCGCTCTGCATGTCGCGCTTCGTGCCGTTGAGGCCGACGCGCATTTCGCGAAACGCGGCCACGTCCTTTTGCGTGCGCTGTAGCTTGCCGAGTTCTTCGCGCGACTCTTTGAGCGACTTTGCAAGGCCCTTGTTACCGTTGAGAATGTTTCGCAGGGGCTTCGTTGCACCGTCGACCATATCGAACAGCACGCGCAATTTCAGGTCGTTACTGTTTGCCATCGTTATTCGCTTCCATACGGCGAACGCACGCGCGCTCGCTCGCGCCAGTCGGCCAGCTCGGCCAATGTCAGATCGTCCATATCGCGCCGTGTCCAGTGAAACACGGTCGCGATATCGGCCATCGCTTCTTCAACGCGGTCGGGTATGCCGTTCTCTAGCTCGCCCGCTTCGGCAGCAAAAAAGATGCGAACGCCACTCCCAATTGCACGAGGTCGGCGGGGTCGAGCTGCTGCACGTCAAACTCAGTGAGCGTCGGCGACGAGATACGCGGCAACACCTTGCCGAGTGCGTCGACGTCCAGATTCACGAGCGCATTGAGCGACGTGCCGCGCAGCTCGCCGGCGGCCGGCTTGCGCAACGTGATTTCGGTGATGGTCTGGCCGCCGTTGCGCTCGATCGGTGCGTCGAGCGTGACAGTGTTGGGCTTGGGTTGCACCGCCGCCCGCGTGAAGACGTGCGAATGGCCGGGATCGGAGTTGCTGTGCGAATGGCCGGCGTCGGCGATGTGGTGTGCGTGCGTGGCTTGTTCGGTCATTTCTTTCTCTGCTCAGATTGGGTATTTGGTGCCCGCCCGATGCGTGATCAGGCGGGGAAGTGGACACGCTCGGCTTAAAGGCCGATTGCCTTGCGCAGATCGGCCAACAGGTCTTCGCCGTTGACGTTTTCGACCATGTTGATGAGGTCGATTTCGATCACGGTTTCGCCGTTGATCGTCAGCTTGTAATAGCTGCAAGTCGTCGAAACCTTGAACGCTGTGTCGTCGCCCGGCTTTCCGTTGCCGAAATCGAGTTCCTTGTGACGGCCGCGCACGACGATCTCGATAGAGTCGTGCTTCGTCGAATCCTCGGCGCGGTATCCGCCGGCGAAACGCAGTTGCACGCCGTCATGCTTCGTGATGCCGTATTGCGCGCATACCGATCGCATGAAGCCGCCGGCCGTCCATTCGAGCACGATGCCCTCTTGCCCTTGATCGATATCGATCGGGCCATTCATGCCGCCGCCGCGATAGGCTTCCATCTTTCGCGTCAGCTTCGGGGGCGTGACTTCGGCAATCTGCCCCGCGAAGTTTTCGCCGTTCTGGAACAGATTGAAGTTCTTTAGTTTCTTCGGCAATGCCATGTTGAATTGCTCCTAGTTAGGCCGTGACGCGTGCGGCGAAGTCCATCAGATAGCGGTCGGTGATGCGTTGGCGCAGCATCAGGTTTTCAAGCGGGGGAACCGGCGTGTAGTCGTAATCGATCGCGAGCTTGCCGGCCTTCAGCGTGTCCTTGTCGTTCACGCTATCGTCGTACCAGGCCGAGCCGCCGATCAGATAGCCATTCGAAACCAGCTCGCGGAATTTCGCGTTGATGCTTTCGATAATGTCGCGCACGATCGACGGGTGCAAATCCACGTCGACATACAGCATGTGCGCTTCGGCCATCGTGTCGGCGAGCACTTGCGCGGTGCGCGTGTAGTTCTCGAATGCGAACAGCGGATCGTCGGAACAGGTACGCGAACCCCAAAAGCGATACCCGTTCGAGTTAATCAGCGTCGTCACGTCCTGTTCGTTCAGGTAGCCGGCATCGGTCGCGGGGTCTTGCAAATCCCAAAACACATCGCGGCTAATGCCCGTGACGCCATTGATGCCGACGTTCGAGAGCGTCTTTTGCCAGCCCCGTTCTTCGTCGAGCTTGGCGCGCAGTCCGAGCGCGATCGCCGTCGCGTCGATCGTCGTCGACGCGTTCGCGGTGGTATCCCATCCGAGGAAATCCGGCCACAACACCATCAGCTCGCGTTGGCTGAATTGCTTCCGGTACGTGGTCGCCGCTTCTTTCGTTTCTGCGCCATTCGCCGAGATATAGCCAAAGCCGCGCAGCTTCTGTGCGAGCGCGCCGAGGGCCGTCGCGACGGGTTGCGTATCGAGGCCCGGTGCGCCGAGAATCCGCGGCTTGATGCCGAGCTTGGATTGCGCGGCGAGTAGCGCTTGCATGCCGGTGTAACCGCCGCCGACCGCGGTCGTGCCGATCACGTTGCTCGTCGTTGCGGCGTCGTCCACGCCGTCAGCAACGCGCACGACGACAGTAACGGGCTTCGCCTGTGCCGACATTGCTTCAAGCGTGCGCGCGAGAGTGCCCTTGTCGCCTGCCTTGCCAATCGCCGCCTGAATGTTCGTGAGTAGCACAGGCGTATCGAGCGGGAACATCGAGGCGTCAGCATCGAGGCCGGTCGCGACGAGGCCCACAACGGCCGTCGATACAGTGCGAATCGGGCGCGTGCCTTCGTTGATTTCGAGAACGCGCACGCCGTGGTGATAGTCAGTTGCCATATGAATTCCTGTTTAAGAGGGCAGTGAAAGGGCGGGTTGCAGCTCGCGACGCTTTCGGCGTTACGCGGGGTCGGCCGGGGTATCCGGCGCGGATTGGGTGGGCGGTGTCACGGGCAGCTCGATCGGGGGCGTATAGGCCGCCGGCTCGTCGGGCCATACAACAGCGCTCGGGAACGTGTCGCGGTCGAGTGCGCGCGTGCATTGCTCGGCGTATGCCGTCCACGCCTGATAGTTGAAATAGTCCTCGGCCGACAGCGTGCGGGCTGCGTATGCCTCGGCCTTGCCATCGGTGAAGGTCGCGGCTTTCGTCATGCGCGCTTCGTATTCGGCCATCGCCGGCGCGCTCGCGACTTCATACGGCACGGGTTCATCGGGCCAGCTCACGGCATCGGGGAACCCTTCGCGCTGGATTGCGCGCACAAGATCGAGCTGATACGCGGACCATGCGCGGAAGTAATACGCTTCCTCACGCGAGAGCAGGCCGGCCGCATAGGCGTCGGCCTTTCCCGCGTTCATCGTCCGGGCGTGCGTCATGCGCATATCAAACTCGGCCATCGCAGCGGCGCGCACACGTTGCGCGACGAGTACCGGGTCGATCACCCACGCGCCATCGCGAAACATGTATTCATCCGAGGGGCGCGGGGTTTCCGTCAAGCCGTGCTCGGCCGGCGTGGCGCCGGCGACTTGGATTTCGGCTGGTTGGCCGTTGTCCTGGCGGTACAGCATCAGCCCGCGATAGTCGGGCAGCAGCTTCCATGCGCCATCGAGGTAAAACGGCCACGTCAGGCGCGGGCGCGACGGTAGTTCGTCGATCGTGCTGAAGGCGGGGATGAGCCAGCGGTCGACGTTTAGCGGATCAGGGTCGGCGAGCCGGCTGGAAATGTATTGGCCCGTCTCGGCGTCGTATTGATGAATCAGCATGGTTCAGATCCTTCTAGTAAGCGCGAATCATTGCGAGCATGGCGACGTTGCGCGAGCGCGCTTCGGTGCCGCCGTCAGCGTTGACGGTAATCGAGTGCGAGTGATTGCCAGCGCCGCCGATGCCGACGTTGTGCCCGTGCGTGCCGGCTCCCTCCGTGTCGAAACCGTGACCGTGTGCGCCGGCCGGGTTCGTCCACGGCTGAACCGGGTTATCAATGGAAAATGTGCTTGATGCGCCGCCCCGGTCGGTGTCGTTTGCGCTTTGCGGCACGAGTGCGCCGAGCGAGTGCTGGTGATCGCCGATTCCATAGGTGTTGCCGTGGTGCCCGTGCCAGCCTTGCGAGTCGGTCCACGCGCTATGAACGTGATCGCCGACAGCGGCAGCGCTTGCCGCGTGCGCGTGCGTAATGTTTTGCGAGGCCTGAAAAGTGCCGATCGCGCGGTTTGCATCAGCGCCGCGCGCGTCATCCCAACAGCGAATGAATTCGCCGCGCAGCTCGGGCAGGCGAAAGGTCGTTGCGCCGTCGCCGCTCGAAAAGCAGCCCCAGTTATTCGACGTCCAGGCGGATTCGGCGACAAGTGCGCCGCTCGCTTGCGCATACGCCCACAGCGCCGGGTAATCGGCTCGCTTGATGACTGCACCGTTGAGCTTGAGAAAGCCGGCGCGAACACTTGTGCGAGGCTCGAAAACGATTGTGCCGACAGCCGCCGCCGCGATCGCTGCGACTACCCATTCAGTCGTCGGGACGCGCTTCGATACGTCGCCGGCGGCCGGCGTTTGCGTGGTGATGAGGCCGGCGACTTGCACGAGGCCGATGCCGTCGTCGTTCATCGTCCCGACTAGAACGCGGCCGCTCGGCGTTGCGCGCGCCGCTTCCTTGTTGCCGGCCACAATCGCCGTATAGCCATCGACGGCTTGCGAGCCGAAATAGCCGTTACCGTCCGCGTAAAAATAAGCGTTGCTATCGTCCGTCCATAGGAAGGCGCGCTTTGCGCCCGAGCCGAAGCGCGAATTTTTTGCCGTGATCGGACCGGCAAAGTCCGCGCCGGTGAGTGCGGCATATCGGGCAGCGGCCGTTTTCGGCGTGAGTGCCCGCGACGCATCCGTGCCGGCGTCGACTTCGGCTTGCGTCGCCAGCTCGATAACGCCTTGCACTTCGGTCGTCGCCGGCGGATTCAGAAACGTCGCGTCGCCGAACGTCAGCGCCGCCGCGTCGATCGACGTAAGTTGAATGTCGGCCGACAGCAGCAGCATTGCGGCCGGCGACTTCTCCATGATCGGCGTCGCCTGGCTATAGACGCCGAGCAGCACATCGTTTTCGAGGTACAGGCCGAACCCGTACAGCGTGAATTGATCGTCGGTGTCGTCTTTCAGCGTCACATGCACGGTGTCGGGCGCGACGTTCTTGCCGGCGAATGTCGTGATGCGCTTGCGTTCGTTCGGCATGACGAGCATGCCCTTGTCGGCGACGAAAGGGGCGGACGCAAGGCCGATCTTTACGACTTGATGCGCGTTCGTGCCCGTGTTGCCCGGCGCGACGAGCGCAGCTCGCCCGGCGTCGGTGATGGTGATGAGAGTTCCGGCCATAGGTCAGATATCCGAGAGAGAAAGACGGCGATACAGCGCGGGCCGAACGGCCGCCGCGACGCGCTGCGTGCCTTGCATGGAGAAGCCTTGCGTGAATGAGTAGTGCGCGCTCACGGGCTTGGTGCGATCGATTTCCGCGATGATGTCGGCGACGAGTGCCGCGGTCGGTGCTTGCCCTTCTCGCGAGCTAACCGTGAGCACTACGTCGAACGTGCCGGGCACGCCGCGAGGCGTCATCTCGAACCATTCGCGCAGGGCGATGTTTGCGCCGAACGCGGCGACGACTTCGCGCACCGCAGCGGCCGTGCCGTTCTTGCGAGCGATCGGAATGGCGGCCTTCACGCGTGCGCGCTTGGTCTGTTCGGGCCAGTAGTCTTTCCATGCGTCGACGCCGAGGTGCCACGCGAGCCACGGCAGCAGCGGCAACGGGATCGCATCAGGGTCCATCAGCACGGCGAGCGGCGACGGGATATCGCTAATGCGGGCCGCGACGCGCGCAAGGTTGCGCTCGTGCGTGGTCGAGTTCGGCGGGAGCAGATCACTCATTGTTGTAGATGCCTCCGTCGACCAGCTCGATCGCCGTGCAATACGGCGCTTCCTGTTTCGTTGCGGGAATGTCGGCGGCCGGCTCGGTTAGCAACACCTTTTGCACGCCGGCCGCGCGCGCAGCGGCATAAACGCCGTCGAGCGTGATCGCCATGCCGAGTTTGTGCATGTCGTCGGTGTACTTCTTCACGTTCTTCTGTGCCTCGGCGAGTGCGACAGAGCGATCGGGGCCGGCGAAGAAAATGAGCGTCGCGCGCACGGCATAGCGCTTGATGGTCGCGCTCTGCACGGTCACGAAATCAGTGAGCGGGCGGACGTTGTCGGACGCGAGCGCGACGCGCACCTTTTCGACGAGCGCATCGTCGGCCGTGCCGTCGCCTTCGCGCGAGAGAACCGTAACGACGACTTCTTTCGGCGCAGGGCTTACGGCAGACGCATCGAGCACGCGGCCGTCAGCGTTGCGAGCATGCGAGATGTAAGCGCCTTCGGGGCCGGCAACGGAAAAGCCTTGCGGCGCGAGCTGCACGCGCGCGCGCAAATCGGGGTCTTCTTCGTAGACCGCTTCGATATCGTTCGCCGGGTCGGCCGGCGTGATTACGAGGCGTTCGATTTCAAACAACGCAGCAAGGTGTTCGAGGTCTTTGCCCTTCGCATAGGCCAGCATCACGGCGCGCGCGGCATCGTTCACGCGCTGGCGCAACACGATTTCGCGATAGGCGTTTTCCTGCAAATGAATGTTCATCGGCTCCGACTCGAGCGTGAGCGCCGTCGCGACTTCGGCTTGCTTGTCGGCCGGATACAGCGCGACGAGCGACGCCTTGCGCTCGGCGAGCAGCGTTTCATAGTCGATTGTTTCGACGATATCGGGCGATGAAAGACGCGACAGATCGATCGGCGTAGCGCTCATGCCGCACCGCCGTTCGTGAGCTGCACGCGCGTCGACACTGGTTCGCCAGTCTCGGTCGTGGTGCCTTCAATGTCGACGACTTGCACGCCCGCGCCGGTGTCGCTCAGCTCGGTCGAGAGCTGCACGCGCGACAGGCGCAAGCGCGGCTCCCATTGCATCAGCGCGGTCGCGATCGCGGCATACAGGCGAACGCGCGTTGCTCCATTGTTCGGCGCGTCGACCAGCTCGGGCAGCTCGGAGCCGAAATCGCGGCGAGCGATGCGCGTGCCGACCGGCGTCGTCAGAATCTTCGAGATGGATTGATACAGGTGGGCGATTCCGGCCGTTGCGCGGCCGGTCGTTGCGTTCATGCCTCTCATAGCGGTTCGCTCACGTTGTTGCCGTCGCCTTGTTCCTTGTGCGTGTGGTGCGCCGAGCTCTTGCCGCCGGCGATCACGTCATCACTCACGGCGACGGTGCCGGTAATGACAGCAGCGGGGCCGCCGCTTGCGCCGGCCTTGCCGCTCATGCCGTTTTCGAATACGAAAGCGCCCTTAACCAGCATGTTTCCCGTGACGGTCGTTTGCTTTGCGTCGAGCGTCACATCGTCGGCTTTAACCGTCGCGGTTTTCGTCGTGACGTTGACCGCGCCGGGAGCGGTGATGTTGACGGTTCCACCATCGGGAAAGACGGCGTTGAGAACATGGGCGGCCATGTCGTATTCGATCGATGCGCCGTCGCGATAGACGCGCATATGCTTCGCTGGGTCCGTGCTCGGCGGTGGGAAATCTTCGGAAAAGAAACCGCGCATCGCGAGAGCTTGCGCCGGGTCGCCGCTCGGGCAAAACAGCATTACGCCTTCGCCGATCGAGGGCGCGAGCCACTCGATCGTTTCTCCGGCAGAAGGCACGAACCATTGAATCCAGTCAGTGTGTAAATCGCCGCTCACTACACGACACAACGCGCCTTCAACCGACTCAACGGTGCCTTTGCGTATGCCGTTTAGAAATTGGCGTGAGGATTCGTTCGCGTTCATGGCTCCATGTTGCCGAGCACGCACGCGCGAGTCGACACGCTGCGTTTGTTAGCGCGTCGGGTACAAACTTAGGCAGCCGAATGATTAGGGCGCGATGTGTTTGAGCAGTAGATCGCGGATCATTTCGCGGTCGGCGTCGGTGAATCCGAGCAGCACGCGGGCCGGGTAGGTGTATTGCGGGCCACCAGGCGCGACGCGATCGCTTTCGCCGAATTGGTGGATACGCGCCACGCGTGCGACGCGGCCGGCGAATCCGATCGCGAGGCCTTGCGCGTCAGACTCGGCACGCAGAAAGCGCGCTTGCCGTAGCCTCGCGAACATCGCCGCACGCTTGATGCGGCCGGCCTTGTCGCGCAGGTGTTTCGGGCGCGGCTGGCGCTTCTCGTATGCGCTCCCGTCCGGGTTGCGCTGCTGCGCGATGCGCGTGCGTTGGCTTCGCGTCAGCTCGCGGCCGATATCGCGCAGAGCGGCGCGACGAGCGGCCGGTGAGAGCTGCGACAGCAGCCCGCCCGCCCACGATTCGAGTGCGCTTAGTTCGTCCATAGCGCCGAGGGATCGTAAAGGCCGCTCACTTCCCATTCGGGCACCGGTTCTTCGACGTGCGTGATGGTCTGAGCGCCGGTATCGTCGGTGCCGACGACGACGCTTTCAGTGAGCTTGAGTTTGATCGACAGATCGACCGTTGTTTGCGTCAGTTGCTCGGCTTCGAACGAAATGCCCGTTTTGCGCAGATCGTCGTTCGTGAGCAGGTCCGATTGATTGCGCTTGATCCACACCATCAGCGCGGCGAACACGATATCGGCGTCGCCGGTGAAGTCGAGCAGCATCACGTTAAGCGTATAGGCGTAATCAAACGAACCGGATGCCGCGCCCGTGGCGATGATGTTGCCGGCGTCGATGAATATGAACAGCTTGTCGGGGTCGGTCGTTAGCGACGGCACGGCGGCATTGAGCGCCTTGCGCAAACTGTTCGCCTTATTCATGGTCGGGGCCGGGAAGGGAAAGGGCTTTCGATTGGCAATCGACAATCAGATCGACACGGGCCGCGCATTCGCCCCATGCCGCCTCGGTGATATCGAGCGCTCGGCGCAGATCGTCGTTAGTGCGCGGTGCCGTCGCCGACAGCGTGCAGCGTGCGACGGGCGCGCATTGCAAGGTATTCGTCGGCTCCGGTGATCGCGGGGCGGCCGTACAGGCGCACAACGTCATCAGGCAAAGCGCCATCAGCCCATGCGCGCAACGCTTCGTTTTCATGTTTCAACGCCTCAAAGTCGGTTTCAGACTGCGCGAGGCTCGCCGCGATGCCGGCGCGCTTCGCGTCGAGCTGCGCGAGCGCCTTCGCGTGCTCGCGCTCTTTCTGCTGCAGATCGGCGATCGTCGCGTCGCGCCGGCCGACCGTCTCTTGCGCGGTGCGCGCTTTGTCCTGTGCGTCGACCAGCTCGGCGCGCAGCGACTTCACGTAAAGCCAGCCGGCCGCGATCGCGAGCACGACGAGCGCGATCGCGGCAGCGCGCAGGGCGATCGGCGCAAGGCGCGCGGCGATCGCATTCATGCCGCCGCCTTTTCGCGCTCGGCATACGTCGCGTATGCCTGGGCGAGCTTCGCGTCGTACAGATTGCGCGCGTAATCCGGGCCGTTGTAGCCCTTGGCGAACGCGGTCCACTTCCTACCCTTCAGCGCGCAAAGCAAGGCCGTATCGGCCGCGATAAACCGCACGAAAGCGTCGAGGTGATCGGCTTCACTTCGTTGCATGCGTGAGACCCAATCGGCGACGCTCGAATATTCGAGTGTTTGCCAGTGATAGCCCATGATTTGAAACGCGCCCCAGCTCGCCGACTCGTGCGCGGTGTCGGCGTCGATGCGCTCGGCGATCGCAAGGCGCGTGTACTCGGCCGCCTTGCCCATGTACCCGCCGGCGGTGCTCGATACGAGGTTCGGATATCGAGCGGCGAGCGCATCAACATCAAAGCCGCGTGCCTTCAGGCGCTTATAGAACACATGCCGCTCGAAAAGGATCGCCGGCCGGCCATCGGGCAAGAAACCTTCGCCGCGCGATTCCACTTCGTTGACCGCGCGGATCGCCGCGACGGATACGCCGAGCGTGTCGGCCGCTTTCACAATGTCATCGTCGGACAGGTGCCGGGGCAGTGCGACGCCGGCCAGGGCGATCAGTGTTTTCGGGCCGGCTATGCCGTCGATCACGAGGCCGCGCGCTTTTTGCAGGGCCATAACCGCGGATTCGGTGTCATGGTCGAAAACGTGCGTCTCTGCGACCGGAAAGCCGGCGCGCGTGAGGCGCTTTTGTAGCAACGCCACTTCGTCGCCGATATCGCCCTTTCTCAGAATCATCGTCATTCGCTCCGCAGCAGGCGCGCAACGTTGCCGCGTGCGCCAAAAATGAGAACAGTGAAAAGAACGGCGCGAGCCGCTTCGAACATGCCGACCGCTTTCGCATGCACGGCCAGCTCGATCGCGGAGCCGCCGAGCGCGACGAGCATCAGCCAGGCGAACCATGAAACGTGATGCCGGTGCCGCGCTCCGTCGCGGCGATAGGCGAGGATGCGCAGCGCCGCGACGCTGTACGCGATCAATGCAATCAGTGCGAGGGGGTTGGTCATGGTCAGCCCTTTCGAAACAGCGACAACAGGTCGAAAGACTTGATGCGCTCGATCAGTTGCAGAGTGACGGTGATCGCCAATGCAGCAGCGAAGAAAGCCGCAACGCCGGTGCTCGTGATCGGCGTGTGATTCACCACATCGGGCGCGGCCAGATAGCCGGCGATCAGCGAAATCACGAGGTACGCGAAGCGCTTGGCAAGCGTCAGGTCTTTCGACGTGACGACGACGAGCGCAGCGCCCGTGAAAGCGCCGATGAGCGCATTGCCGTCGATGCCGGGGAACAGGCTTGCGAAGCCGATGCCGGCCGACACAGCGGCGAGGGTGGTGGTGCTTGGTTCGGCCATGTTGGCGACTCCGGGTTAATCGAAAAGGTTGACGAGCTGGGTCGTTGTTTGATCGCTCGGCGGCTCGGGTAGATCGACCGCGAGGCCGAGGGGCAGCACGGGGCCGTAATCGGCGAGGCCGGCATTCATTTCGAGCGTCGTTTCGACGACGCCTTGCGTGCGGCCGAGGTAGCGGAAACACAGGGCGTCGACCGTATCGCCCTGTTGTGCATAGACGCGCATCAGATCAGCTCGATCGTTGTGCGCGCAACGCCGCGCATGTCGTTGATCGCCTGGCGCGCGTTGCGGCGATCGGCGTCGATCGTCGTCACCAGCTCGTCGGCGTCGTTCGCGCCCGATTTCGTGCTATCGAAATCGCGATACTTTTCGGTGAGGTCCGCGCGCGCGAGGAAATAGACGGCTCGCCGATAACGCGCGAGCTGCACGCTTTCGCCGCCGATCTTGTCGGCCGGCAGCTCGGCGAGCGACGCGATGCCGGCCGCTTCGTGTTCCGCGCGCCAGCTCGCCAGCTCGCGATTCACTTCGTCGATCGCGGCGATCGCGGCATCGCGCAGTCGCGCCGTTGTGACGGTGCCAGTGAGGCGCACGGCTTCGCGCATGTGCGCGAGGTCGACAGAGGGAAACCATGCGACGTTGCCGATCGTCAGCGCTTCGGCCGGCGGTGCCGACTCGGGCGTGATGGTGGGTTCTTCGATCGCGTTAAAACTCGTCATGGCATCAGCTCGGAAAAGGTGGGCGGTGGGCCGGCGTCGGATCGCGTTACCGTCAGGCGTTGCGATCGTCGGCCGGCGCCGCCCAGGCCGGGGTGGGCTCTTTACTTGCGGCCGGCGTCGGTGCTGGCCGCATTGCTCGCTTTCTCAATGCGGGCAATGTCCTGTTTCACGCCGGCGCGCTCGTCGAGTTCGAGCGCGCGGCGCAGGTGTTCGAGTGCGGCCGGCGAATTGCCGTCGCGCTCGAACGTGTAACCGATCGCCTTGTGCAGCTTGGCGCGCACTTGGTCGTGCATGTCGTGTGATTCGGTGAGCTGCGCGACTTCGTTGAGCTGCGCGACGCTCACGCGATCGCCGTTCGCGTCTTTCTTGAACGATGAAAGCGAAGCCTCGGCGAATTCTTCGGCGATCGCCGTCGATAGCGTGCGGTCGTATTGATCGGGCAGCGTCATCCGGTTCGCCATCGCATAGCGCGCGATATCGAGAGCGCCGGCGAAGTCGCCCACGTCGACGCGCCAGATCATCACGGTCGTTAAAACATCGTCCTGTGCGCCCCGCCCGCCACTCAGCGCGCCCGCAACGTATTCGACGTAATCGGGCAGCAGCTCTGCGCGCTTCACTTCGATCTTGCGCGCGATCGACTTGATTTCCTTGAGTCGGCGTTTGTCGATCGCGAGCTTTGCAAGCATCAGCTCGTAAGCGCTTCCGACCATCGTTTCGCCCGCGCCGGCCGAGGCCGAAGCGAGCTTTGCCGATACGCGCTGAAAGTGGCGTCGTGCGGGGCTAGTCATCGCTTGATTCTCCTTTACGCCGCCGGGGCCGGCGCGATTTCGATGTTCTCGGCAACAGCAGCGCGGCCGAGGTCTTCGACGACATACGCATCGTTGGACGATTCGTAGTTTTCGACGCGATCGCGCTTGGCGTTGTCGACGATCGTGCGACGGCGCGCGCCGTCTTGGAAATACAACGACAGGTTGTCGAAACTCGTCACGAACACGGCATTAGCCGGGAAGAAAGGAACTGTGACGGCCGGCAGATTGCCGATGCGCTTCTGACTCTGGATCACATCAGCGGCAAGCATTTCGCTCGGTGCCTGGCTCTTGTTGATGAGCGGGAAGTACTTGTCATGCAACAGGCCACGGCCGCACATCACGACGAGCGCGGTGTCGTCTTGATGCCACGGGTCGATCATGCTCGCCACCAGATCGATAACGAGCGCATCGAGGTTCGCGTAGTCGCCGTTTGCGCCGACGATGATCTTGCCGGCCGTCGCGCCTTCGTGCATGACGCGTTGCGGCGCTTGTTCGCGCATCCGTTGCAGCCAGCCTTTATTGACGTCCTGCAACAGCGGGTTGGCTTCTCGATCGGACGTTGCCGCGCGGGTCTTGCCGTTGAAACCGATCGCGATGCGGTCGAGCGCTTGACGGCGCACGATCACGTCGCGAATGCGGGTCTGGAAATCGGGAAACTTCGCCCATGCGTCGAGCTTCGCATACGTCAAATGCGAATCGAAGTTCGTTTGCGTGCAGTTGTAGCCGTTCTCGTCGAGGTCGGTCACATCGGCCGTTGCGCGATCCTTCTGCGTGGTGTCGGTCGTGCTCGCGATCGGCGAGCCGACGCCCAGGCCGAGCTTTGCGCCTTGTTGATCGGTAACGCCGATCATGTTGACGCGTTTGAGGAAATCGCTCGATTCCTGAATGCGGGTTTCGAGCTTCTGTTGCACGCTCGGCGCGACGGCGAATTTCTGCGTAGCGTTGTTGATGCCGTTGAGCTTGGCAATCGCGTCGAGGAAAGCATCGAACGCGAAGCGGGTTTCTTTACGCATGTGGTGTGTTCTCCGGGGCAGTGAAAAGGTGTGATTGCCGGTTAGCAATCGGTCGTGACGGTGCCGCCGGCCGAGCCGGTCGACGCGGGGCGCTGCAGGCCGCTCTCGGTTTTCGAGAGCTGCAATTGCAGCTCGTCGAATGCCTTTCGATCGGCTTCGCATGCGGTGCTCATGTCGGCGACCTGCTTCGTGAGCGTTTCGATCGTTTCGCCTTGCGATTTGGCGACCGTCGCCAGCTCAACGCACGATTGCGCCAGCTCGCTAAATTGCTTTTCGTCGGCCGCGCCTTTTTTCTTCGAGCTGGACAGAAGTTCAGTCACACGCGACAGCAGCGCGCCGATTGCCGAGGGCTTTTCGGCTTCTTCGAACTCGATCACGGTTTCAGCGCCCGCCGTGAAAAGGTTCGTCGGCGATGCCTTGCGGCCGACGAACGGCGAGGCATTCGGGTTCTGAGCTGCGAAAGAAAGAATCTCGGTGCCGAGGCTCGCGGGGCTATCGGTGACAGCCAGGCCGATCAGATATGCCTCATTCGAGCCGGCGAATGCGGGGTCGATTTCGCACGAGGTGTAAATCTTTTGCTTCGCCTTCGTCATCGCGACAAGTTCGGCGGTAGGTTCGATTTGCGCGAACAGTCCGAGCTTGCCGGCGAATTCGCCGTCGAGTTCACGCGTTTCGACCGCGAGCACGTCGCCATACGCCTTAAACGGGCCATCGGGCAGCACGCCGCGAAAGTGTTCGAGGTTCACGCGTGCGCCGTATTTCGTCGGCGAGTAGTTCGCGGCAATCTGTTCGAGCCATGCGCGCTCGATCAAGCGGCCGTCAGTCGTCGCGCCTTCGACGGCAATGCGAAACATCTTCGATTTCGCGAGCTTCGTCGCGTCGGCCGATGCGGTCGAGCCGATCGCCATCGCGCCGAGGCCAGCAGCGCCGGTGATGCTCATGCCGTGACCGCTCAGAAACGCGAGCACATCGGCGTGATTGAGAACAGCGTTCGCGGCGAGCGTCGCCGCGTTTGCGTCCATCGTGACAGCGAGCGCGATCGCCGCGACGGCGAACGACATAAGCGACAGCTTGCGAAATTGCATTGTTAGGTCTCCAACAGGTTCGGGAAGGGTTCAGCGTGAGTTGATATCTTGCGATCGCGGCCGCAAGCGCTCAACGTTTCGCGTTTGTTCGCGCTTCCGGTACATATGGGCGTGCGTGCTTGCGCGCGCGCGGCGCGGGAAACTTGGGGCCATGATCGATAAAGCCGATATCTCCCCTACCCTTGATTCGAATGCCGACCCTCGGCGGCTTGCGCGCGCGCTCTATTGGCAGGGTTGGCGCATCACGTCCGTCGCGAATGAATTGCAGCTCAAACGCGCGACGGTCGAGGCGTGGAAACAGCGCGACAAGTGGGACGAGGCGCAACCGATCGAGCGCATCGAGTCGTCGCTTGAAACGCGCCTCGCGGTGCTCATTGCCAAGCCGGTAAAGACGGGTAACGACTTCAAGGAAATCGACTTGCTCGGCCGTCAGGTTGAACGGCTCGCGCGCGTGCGCAAGTACGGCGAAACGGGGAAAGAGAGCGACTTAAACCCGAACATCGAGGCACGCAACAAAGCGCCGCGCAAAGAGAAGGTGCGCAACGATTTCAGCGACGAGCAGATCGCGCGGCTTCACGAGGCGTTTCTCGATTGCCAGTTCGGTTATCAAAAGGTGTGGTATCGCAACGGCGACAAGCGCACGCGCAACATTCTCAAGTCGCGGCAGATCGGCGCGACGTTCTATTTCGCACGCGAGGCGTTAGACGATGCCTTGCAGAGCGCGCGGAATCAGATTTTTCTCTCGGCGAGCAAAGCGCAGGCACACGTTTTCAAGTCATACATTCGGCAGTTCGCCGCCGAGGCCGCCGAGGTCGAATTGACCGGCGATCCGATCATTTTGCCGAACATGGCCGAGTTGATTTTTCTCGGCACGAATTCACGCACGGCGCAGAGCTATCACGGCAATTTCTATTTCGACGAGTACTTTTGGGTGAGCGGCTTTCGCCAGCTCAACAAAGTCGCATCGGGCATGGCGATGCACAAGATATGGCGAAAGACGTATTTCTCAACGCCGTCGAGCATCACGCACGAGGCTTACACCTTCTGGACTGGCGAGCACTACAACAGGGGGCGCGCAAAAGCCGATCACATTCATATCGACACGTCGCACTCCGCGCTCGCTCGCGGCCGGCTTTGCGAGGATCGCCAGTTTCGTCAGATTGTGACGGTCGAGGATGCCGTCGCCGGCGGTTGCGACCTGTTCGATATCGACGAGCTGCGGCTTGAATACAGCGCGCAGGAATACGCGAATCTGTTGATGTGCCAGTTTATCGACGACACGGCATCGCTCTTTCCGCTTGCCGAGCTGCAACGCTGCATGGTCGACTCATGGGAAGAATGGGCCGACGATTTCAAACCGCTCGCGCCCCGCCCTTTCGGCTTTCGGGCGGTATGGGTTGGCTATGACCCGGCGCTTTCCGGGGACTCGGCCGGCCTTGTCGTCGTCGCCCCGCCGGCGGTGCCGGGGGGCAAGTTCCGCGTACTGCACAAGCAGCAGTTTCGCGGCATGGATTTCGAGGCGCAAGCCGAGGCCATCCACTCGATCACGAAGCAATACAACGTCGAATACATGTCGATCGATACGACCGGCATCGGCCAAGGCGTTTATCAGCTCGTCAAACAGTTCTATCCGAGCGCGGTCGCGCTCAACTATTCGCCGGAAGTTAAGGGCCGGCTCGTGCTCAAAGGCTTGTCGGTCATCAGCAAGGGCCGGCTCGAATTCGATGCCGGTTGGACAGACCTAGCGCAATCGTTCATGGCGATTCGCAAAACCATGACCGCGAGCGGCCGGAGAGTCACGTACGAGGCCAGCCGCAGCGAAGAAACAGGGCATGCCGATCTAGCTTGGGCGTGCCTGCACGCGCTCGATAACGAGCCGCTAGAGGGTGTGACCGCCACCAATACCAGCATCATGGAGTTTTCTTAATGAGCAAGCGCAAGCGCAACACTTACGCATCGAGCACGATGCCGGCGGCCACGCCGACGCCGGCGCGCGCCGAGGCCTTCACGTTCGACGATCCTGTGCCGGTGATGGACCGGGCCGACATTCTTGACTATGTGCAGGCCTACGCGGTCGGCGATTGGTATGAACCTCCGGTGTCATGGTCGGGACTGGCAAAGACGTTTCGCGCCGGCGTGCATCACGGCTCGGCGATCTACTTCAAACGCAACGTGCTTTCGTCGACGTTCATCCCGCACAAGTTGCTCACGCGCGAGGAATTCGATAAGTGGGCGCTCGATTTCCTCACGTTCGGAAACGGCTACGTCGAGCGGCAAAAAAGCCGCATTAACACGACGCTCGGTTTCAAGCGAGCGCCGGGAAAGTACGTGCGCCGTCGAACCGACTTGAAACGCTTCGTGCAGCTCAACGGGTGGCAACAGGTTGAATACGAGTTCGAGCCGGGTTCGGTGCATCACTTGATGGAACCGGACATTAATCAGGAAGTGTACGGCCTGCCTGAATATCTCGGCGCGTTGCACTCGGCATGGTTGAACGAATCGGCGACGCTCTTTCGTCGCAAGTATTACGAGAACGGTTCGCACGCCGGGTTCATCCTGTACATGACGGATGCGGCGCAAAGTCAAAGCGATGTCGACAAGATGCGCGAGGCATTGAAGAACAGCAAGGGGCCGGGCAATTTCCGCAACCTGTTCATGTACGCGCCGGCCGGCAAGAAAGACGGCATCCAGCTCATTCCCGTTTCCGAGGTCACGGCGAAAGACGAGTTCTTCAACATCAAGAATGTGACGCGCGACGACTTGCTCGCGGCGCATCGTATCCCGCCGCAGCTCATGGGGATCGTGCCGAGCAATACCGGCGGATTTGGCGCGGCCGATACGGCCGCAGAGGTATTCGGTGCGAACGAAATCGCGCCCCTGCAACGCCGCTTCACACAGATCAATGACTGGATCGGCGACGAGGTTGTGCGATTCAAACCATATCGCATCGGTGGGAAAGAGCTGGCGTAAATGAGACGGGCGCCCGCTCGACTTAGGCTATACGCGTCTCCGACGTCGGCGCATGGCAGCAGACAGACCGGCTTGCGACTTGGTTTGCGCTGCTTGGGCGGTGCGCAGCAATATCAAGAAGAGTCGCCGAGGCAACGTTGATGCAATCTATCGACACATCTCTCCCAGGCGGCTGAGTTCACAACGCTACGCCGCGAGCTCGCCTGCGCTGGCAGGAGCGGGGTCGCCCGCCTGCTGTCGCAACCTAGCCCACTCGACTGTCAACAACTGCACGTAGCGTAAGCCGAACAGCGCTGCAGTCAATAACTCGGCAACGGTGTCTTTCGTTAGTGGTTTCTCGGTGTGCCCGTGATGCGCTACCTCGTTTCTCAACCCTCGCAGCGCATTGAGGCGGCCTCGGATGCTATCCGACAGCTTCGGAAGTCCTGTCAGGCCGGTAATTAGCGGCAGCAAAACATTGAGCTGATGGCTGTAGGTAGCAGCGTCTGAGAGGAATGAATCGGCGCGCTTACCCCCTACACCCTGGTGTACGAGGAAGTCGTACATGAATGCGGATAGCGTCGCTTCGACCGCGACGTTCGCGGGAACAATCGCGGCGCGATACTTCTCGTCGACATAAGCTTCGAACGCACTGACCAGCCCATCCCACACTGCGTTGCCTGGAGCGGCCGGCATCCAAGTAACCATCACGGAGACCTTTGCCTCGTCTGGCGGCGTCTCGCCCAAGGGCATTGGATAAAAAGCCACTTCGTCCCGCGGGCGAACGCGCGTTGCGACGTTTCCGTGCATCTCCAACGGCGTCAGCGCCCCCGCTGCCGTCCCCTCTGGCGAGTAATTCGTGTACAAGACACGGGCACCTTCCGGGACGCCAAATTCGCTCAGTCGGTAACCGGACGGCTGCCCCTTCTTGATGTCCAACTGAAACACAACCGTCCGCGCGCCAATTGGGGCGAACGCCTGATTCATCATGAAATTTTCAGCGATGCTCTTTCGCGTTACCTCCCACCAGTCGATTGCTTTCTCGCACGCGTTGCATATGACCGTCGCTCCGTTTAGGTAGTGCAGCGTAACGCTGTCCGTCATCGGGTTTCCGAGCCCGCAATGAGGGCAGGGATAGATTGCCGGTACGTCGAGGATCACTTTGTCAGGGTGCATGCGGTTCTTATCTCATTAGATTAGTCGTTGCTCACCTATGCCGCGGGCAGGTGATACTAGGAGTACCGTTGGCGAAAGCGTCTGAGAGAAAATGCAGTCCCCCCCGCGCCTGCCCGCCGCTTGGGTGGCGCGTTCTGATGCAGCCAATGGCGACTGCTCGACGCCGCAGGCGCCGAGACCTTCAACGGGATATTGGACGCGTAAAAATGATGCAATTTGATGCGGCTTCAGCAAACTTGGCGGCGATGCGGCGATTGCGCATCCCTGTATTCGCCTTGGAACCATTGATGCAGCTAGTCACCCAGCAGTTCGTCTTGATCTTTCGATAGCCCGAGTAACACCTCGACCAATTCATACACCTTGGTCGAAGGATTGGAAAGCTTGGAACCATCGTTGGGTGGGTCAAGTTTCTTAGAGTTTTTTATTGCCATCGGAAGATCATCCAGCAATGCCATGTAAACGCCCGATTTCGCCTTTTCATAGGCCTCGAATGGCGGTAGCTTCTTTAATTCACGAATCAGGTCGGCTGCTGTGAGGTAAGGTTTGTCGGAGTGTTTTTTGTGAAGCAAAAGCCACAGTTCGAAGCAGGGTATCGAATAAATGGCAAGAATCTGTACAGGCACCTTTCGATTCTTGAATCCATCGAGGCGATTTATCGCCTCGTCAAAGTGCTCATGTGTATCCTTGTCGAACACGCAGTACACGGAATCGAAAGCCTCTTCGCGCTTTCGCCTCTCAGCGTATTGCACAAGATTTGCGGGGCAAGTTGATGTCGACGGCTCAACGTCGACCTGCGCCGATGCAAGCTCCAGTGATGAAATCATGTCGCGAAAGTACGTGGGCTCGGTTTTCGTGCCCTCGCATACGATCAGAATTCGCTTCAAGGCTTCCTTGGATGCTTTTCGCCTGGAAAGCATCCCCGTTGACTTCGGTGTCCGCGCCAT